GACGTGCTTGCCGCCAATCAGTTTGAGCAGCGGAGAGCCAAAGCCAAAGAACAAGGTCAGGGCATGGGGCTCCAGACCCGGGCGGTCGTAGAAGTTCGCCACCTCACGCCACTCCTCCAGCGAGCCAGTCGGCCGGAACGACGACGCCAACTGCCGCGTACCGCTGGCCGGGGGTGCCAGCTTGGGGCCACCCGGTGTGTACTCCACTTCACCAACCACGAAGCCCTGCATGTCAGGAGTCCACCCCATCTGATTGCGGGTGCGGCTGGCGGAAAACTGCTGCTGCAGCTTTCTCATCGTCGATGCAAAATAAGCCATAAGCGAATCCAGTTGCTTGCCGTATGCGATAACCCCGTGCGTAATCAGCAGGTCGCGCATCTTGTCTTTGGTAAACAGCGTCGTGACCGGCGAGTAGAACCGGCGCACACCGTCATTGCGCATGTGCAGGTTGATGCCAACCATTTCCCCGTCACCTTCTCCGGTCTCGCTGTAGTCGTAGAACCGTTCTGTTAGATAGAGGTCTTGGGCGTAAATTTCAAACTCAAGCTCTTCCCCGTCCGGGGTGCGCTCTTTTTTGTACACGCCGCCATTGGCACCACGGAAGTACGGATACGGGTATGCCGGAACAGCCAACGTCACTGACGGAGTGTCGCCCTCCACGGGCGTCTCGATGATGTACTGGTCGTTCTCAACGGGCGCAGCTTCAATGATCTTGCCCAACATGATCGGGGTCGATACCTTCTGCTTGCAGCCTTCACACCCTGCAGGGTTGTTGGCTTTGTACCACTCACAGGTATAGGGGCCCTTGGTCTCGGCAGCTTTGGCTTCGGTCGCCGCAGGGGTGTACTCTGGGTGCTTCTTGGAGAGCGCGTGGATTGCCGTGGCACCGTCTTCACAGCGTGTTGCAATCGACAGGGCAGCCCGCCACAGCGGCTCTTCCAAAGTCGCGGCGTCTTTGATAGCGATTGCGATCTGGTTGCAACCATCACCGGTAGCGGTGCGTGCCACGAGCCGTTTGAACGAGCAAGTTGGGAAGTCCCCACCAGCCAGATCACGGGTTGCGTCGTCCATGCCGAACTGCTTGGCAGCCGACAAGTCCATAGGCGCAGCGGGCAGCTTGGAGACAAACTCTGCCAGCGACACAGCCACGCCATTGGCCACGATCTGAACCGGACGCTGTTGGTTGTTCTTAAAGTTAAGGGTGCCGGGTATCCGCAGGATACGGGCGCGGTCTGCCGTGACCGCAGGGTCAGCGTACAGATTTTGCTCAGAGCACAGGCGCTTGAGACTGCGGGCGTGCACCGCCCACACATCGGCTGGCACGTCTTCGGTCAGCGGCCAGTACACATGCAGTCCACCACCAGAGTTAATGATGATGGGGGTTGGGAATTCGGTAGCGTCAATGAACGCAGCCAGCGCTACAGCGGCAGCGGCTTGGTCGGCATAGGGCTTACCTACACCACAGTCAAGATCAAGGAAAAACGAACGCAGGAACGCAGCATTGTCAGCCGTGCGGCCCGCAGCAGAATCTTTGAACGACGCCATTGCAAAGTAGGCATCGACACCTTGTGAAGTATGGGTTTGACCCATTGCTTCCACGTCGGCAATAGTCGGATGAAACGACTGCCGTACCGCGCCTGACCGAATCCCCACAGCGCAATATAGGCCCTGTGTTGGTAATACGGAGTTGAAAAAGTCAGTCACATGTCCTCGCGGTCAACTGGATGAGACAAAAAGGGCGGCAAGTTCCCCTGCCGCCCGGGGGACGCCAATTACTTACGCTTGCGCAGGGCAGCAGTAACGTTCGGCATTTCAGCAAGGTAGCGCGGGTGCGGCACCGTTTGTCCAGTCATCCAGTTGTAGACCGTGCTACGCGAGACTTCAAAGGTTTTGGCCAACTCCGCCACCGAAGTGGGGCGAGCCAAGCAGGCCCGCAGGAATTGGCGCACAGCCAAAATCTCGTGCGTCGCAGCGACGGCTTTCACGCGCTGAACAAAGAGGGTGTCGTATCCGCGCACAACCTCACTCCTCATCCGTGGACCAGTCGCTCAGAATGTCAGCCACGTTCTTGTTGGCTGGTGCAGCGGCAGCTGCTTTGGGTTTGCTCTCACGCTTGGTGGGCTCGCTCACTTCTTCGGCTTGTGCCTTGACGGGTGCGGCTTCCTTGAACGCTTGGGGCAATGCAGGCTGGCTCTCGCCCTTGGCCTTGCCAACAACCATGCGGAACTCGATGGCTTGCTTGGCGTCCTCAGTCTGGCTCTGCTGCTTGGCTGTTTCCCACTCTTCGCGGGTCAGGGGGCGCACAGCACGGAACTTGAGAACTGGCACAGCTTCGTTGGTGTCGAAGCGAGCTTCGGTCACGATGCCGGTGATTGGAATGCCGTGACCAGCAAGGAACTTACCGAACGCTTGCAGGGGCATCTTGTCGCCGTCAGCTTTGCCGAAGTAGGACTTGGCAGGCACTTGCAGGCGGTAGATGTTGCCACCGATATCGTTTTCCAAAGCGACAGCCAAACGCTTGCTGTAACGGCATGCGCGGGACTTGCCTTCGCCAGAGCCTTCGATGTTCTGAGGGCAGGTAGCGCAGCTTGAGCTTTGTGGGTTCTCGACTTCGGGGTTGGGCTTGTCGCCTTCGGCGGACCAGCAGGCAGGCTTGATGTCCTTGCCTTCCTCGTATTTCTCAGCGTAGAAGGTGCGGGCTACGCCCTTACCAGACGCAATCACCACGAGGTTCATGGAGCGGTCTTCGTTCTTGGCCACTTCCTCGCCTCCCACCACCATACGCCAGACGCCACCTTTGATGGATATCTGCTTACCACCGGATGAACCGGCAATATCTTTGGTGGTCTCATCTGCGGCTTCGCGCAGATAGTCGGGAATCATGGAACCAGATTGGAAGAGTGCAATGTTGCTCATAAAATTTCCTTTGATGGGAGGTTACTTGGTGGCCCTACGGACCGTGATCGAGTAGCGGGACTCGACATTTACACCTGCGGGCATGACGTCCGGGTTTTGTTGCAGGAACTCACTGAAGTTGCCTTGGTGAATTCGCCGCTCCAGCAGCTCGGGGGAATCATGCTCACGGATGAACTTGTACATACTGTCCCAGTCGCTGGTCCAGTAGCGTGTTTTGACAGATCGTGTGAACGACCCGAATTGTGTTTTGCCACCGTCTTGGCCAGTGGTCTTGCAGATTTCCAGCAGCTCTTGCTCTACTGCGCCCATCTGCTCTTCGAGCTGGGCGATCTCTTCTTCCATCTGCTTTTTCTTGAGGTCCCGTGCGTCACGGATTTTGACGTAGACCTGAACGAGTTTACTCGCGTCGCTCATGGTGACCGCCTTAATAGATGTGGTTCATTTTTTGCCCGATGCGCTTGGTCATTTCGGTGACAAACGCGGGGTTGTTGACAAGGCTCCGCATCAGCCTATCACGCAGGGCAAAGGCGGTCAGTTCCTCCTCGGAAATTGTTCCGGGCAGCAGGGCTACCCCATCAATGGCCGAGATAATTTGCTCCCGGATTCGTCGCGTGATTTTTTCCTGCAGCTCCAGCAGCATGGCTGCGTCTTCTTGTTCTGTACTCATTGTTTTCTCCTGTTGTGGGTAAATTGTACATTGTCAAATCTTGTCGTCAAGCGCCTTTTTGTACAAGTCAACCAAATTTTGGTGAAGGTCGATCTTGTTCTGTAGCATGGCGTACATGCGGCGCTCGACGGGGCTACCCTGCAGGTGGGTGACTGTAACCTTATTTGTCTGCCCCGCACGGTGTGCCCGCGAGTTCGCTTGTAGGTATATCTCCGTAGACGCTACTGGGCCCCACCAGACAACCTGATCGGCGCGGGTTAGGGTAATCCCGTGTGCCGTGGCTTGCGGAATCATGAGCAGCACCCGTGGGTCGTCCTCGGTCTGGAACTGTTTGATAATGTCTGCCCGCTGCGTGGCGCTGACCCCGCCGTGAATGACTGCGGACGTGTAGCCTGCCTTGGCCATCTCATCCTCCAGCATCTGCAGCGTATGGCGGTACGGCACAAACACCAGCACCTTGTGGTCTGTCGATGCGATCACGTCCAGCAGCTCGTTGACTCGGTTGGTCACGTCGAACTCAACCACGGCCTTATCGTCCGTATACACCGCCCCTTGTGAGACCTGCAGCAGCTTGTTGAGCATGGAGGCCGCGTTGACTGCGGTAATCTCAGAGCCTGCG